AACAAACAATTAAAGGAGTTTAATTATGGGTTTTTCACTTTCGCCAGCAGTAACAGTTAAAGAATTTAATCTTTCCCAAAATGTAGCTAATTTACCTTCTGCAAGGACAGGACATATTATTAGAGCAGATTATGGTTATTGTCAAACACCAGTAGGTGTAACAACTGAAACGGAATTAGTATCTATGTTTGGTAAACCAACATCTTCAAATTATCAAGATTGGTTTCAAGCATGGAACTTTTTACAGTATTCATCATCATTATATCTTGTTCGGCCTATTCCAAAAAATGCATTAAATCATAATTATGAAAATGCTGGTATTCATATTTATAATAATGTTGCCACAGCTGATAGTAGAGAACTCTATAATAAAAATAAAGCAGAAGATACCTTATCAAATATTTCTGTAAATGGTAAACTTGCTTTTTATAATAAATATATTGTTCCTTCACAAAATCTTGGTATTGCTGTTTGTTCAAATAGTGCTTATTGGAATGAACCAATTGCTGATACTTATTCAGCAAAAATTGGCTCTATTTCAGTATCTGGCTCTTCAATTCCTGTTACAAGTAATACTCTTGTTAAAGGTAATAAATTTTTATCTCTTGGTACAGGAAAATTATTTAATGTCTTAACTTCAACACCTTCTAATATTACTGTTGATTATAGTTTTTCTACTGTTGCCGAAATGAAAAAAGAATTCTCATTAGGTTATATTGAATTTATTTCTGATTCAGTTTCAGGTAGTACATTCTCTGTTATTTCAACTACAACTTCTAATAATGCTATTGTTGGGCAAGCATATTCATTCGGCATGGATTTAGCTTATGTTACATCTATTGCAACTGTTGGATCAGAGGAAACAATTTCATTTAGAAGTGCTGATGGAACTGCTATGGACATTGAAGCAGGTGAAGGTGTTGTATATTCTAATGCTCAAGCTAATTGGATGACTCTTTCAAGTGAATACCAAACAAATGCAGTTTCTGGTATTCCTGCTGGGTCAACTCAATTCAATGTTCAATCTGGGTTTAATATCCCTGTAGGATATGTATTTACCCTTGATGCAGCAGCTAATAATTTTACAACTTCTGTTGATTTATATTTAGAATCAGATTCCGCTTATACTGTTATTGCTGTTGATGATGTTAATAATACTATCTATCTTGACAGCCCTCTTGCTTCTGATGTTAAATATTTTAATTCCGTTGCAATTACTTCTTCATTAAATTATACTGATATTGATCCTATTACATCTTCAATAAAAGGTATTAATCTTATTGCAAATAAATATGATTCTTCTCTTATTAAAAAATCTCGGTTAACTGCTAAATTTGCTGTTGATGGTGATACTGCAACTTTGAAACCTTATGTTAAAGAAGATCTTGTTAGTTTTTCTGATTTGTTTGAATTTGAACCAAATTGGGCTAATGGGGAATTTGTTACTGTTGTCCTTAAAAAGAACTCTTCTGAAATTTATGAAAATGTTGAAATTCTATTAGCTTCTTATAATGAAAATGCAAGAAATAGTGATGGAAGAAATATTTTTGCTAATAATATTTTCTTCGATACATCAAATTACCTCTATGCTAAAGTTGGTACTGGTAAAGATGTTCAAGTAAATTCTAGTCTTGCTGCTGGTTTATTTGAATTTGAATCTTCTACTGACACTGCTTATGTATTTGATGATTTTAATCAATCTTCAATTCAATTTGCTTATGAAGAATTTGCTGATCCTGAATCATTTGATATTAATATTCTTATTTCTCACCAACTTGATATGAATTATGCTGCAACAATTGCTGAAACAAGAAAAGATTGTGTCTCTATTGTTGCTACTTATGATTTTTCTGAACTTATTACAAAATCCGCATCAGAAGCTACTAAAATTCTTCTAGAGAAATTTGGTTCAAGAACTGTTTATGATTCTAAAATTTTTAATACCTTTGGCACTTATTCTGCTGTTTATGGTAATATGAAATACCAGTATGATAAATATAATGATGTTAACCGCTGGATTTGTGTTGCTGGTGATGTTGCTGGCCTTTATGCTCAAACTGATAGCAATAGAGACCCTTGGTGGGCACCTGCTGGCTCTGAACGGGGTATTATCAAGAATGTGATTAAACTTGCTTTTAACCCTAATAAACAGAATCGTGATGATCTTTATGTGAATGCTATTAACCCTATTATTAGTATTGTCGGTGAAGGTGCTGGCGTTGTCTATGGTCAGAAAACTGCTACTGCTATTTCTAGTTCTTTTGACAGGGTTAATGTCAGAAGACTCCTTATCTATCTAGAAAAATCTATTGCTACTTATGCAAGAACTGGCTTGTTTGAATTTAATGATGCTTTCACTCGCCAGCGGCTTTATAGTGGTATTGAACCTTTTTTGAGAACTGTTAAAGCTAGACGTGGTTTATATGAATACCTTTGTATTATTGATGAAACTAATAATACTAATGAAGTAATTGATTCTAATGCACTTGTTATTGATATTTATTTACAACCTACAAAAGTTGCTGAAAGTATCAATGTGAATGCTATCCTTACTAAAACAGGTGTTTCATTTAGTGAAGTAGTTGGAAGTTTTTAAAAAGTATAAAAAATACTAAAAAAGAAAAGGGACAATAGTTTTTTCTATTGTCCCTTTTCTTTTTCAAGAATAAAGACTTTGTTACCAAAATCCCATTCAGTTAATGTTTTATCAAAATTCTTTAATTTTGCAACGTGTAAGAACCGTTTGATTTGTTCCATTATAATCTTTATGTTCTTTAATAGTTCCTTTAACTTTATAAGTCATTCCTTCTATAATATCAATATATTTAGAAGTAATCCAAACAAAAGTGTTTCCTTTTTCATCATTAAAAATATCAATGAAACTTGTTCCATAATAACTCTGAAAAGAAATACCTTTTACATAGGTTAATTCCATTTCAATTTTTTGACCAATTGTTCCAACAAATTCATTTGATTTGTTTTCTTTTTCTTTTGTAATTTCCATAGCTTTTTTATAAGCAACTATCATTGAACAAACATAACCAAACCCTTTAGCATGGGAATATCCGCAACTTGCAAATTTTTTAAGATTTATCAAATATTCATTAGTTGGTTCTACATTCACAAAATATTCAACTACTTTTGAAACATATTCTGAATCTTCTTTATTAAAGGGAAGAGTAAAATCCCTGTTTTTGTTAAACATGAATTCTTTTACTGTATCAGCAGTTGAAGTTTTAAATTCATCATAAGCAACTGAGCCAGAAACCCAACCATATTTTTTGATAGCTGCAAGTGTTAATTCAAGTACATTTTGAATTGGATATAATGCTTGACCAAAACTATATTCTGAAAAATCTTCATTATCTTTAAGCTCATCAATTTCTTTCAGCATACTTGCATACCAAATTAATGATTCTGCTGTTTTACCTCCGAGAAACATTTTCAAACAAGCTGAACCAATTGATTTATATTCAAGTGTTTCAACATTTTGTATAATATAATTTACTTTACGTTCCCTTTTATGCCCACAATGATCACAAATATTATCATGATAATAATATTTTTCTGGTAGAACTTCAGAAGGAACTGTATTTAATATTGACCCAATACCTTCAATAAATTCAATTTTTGAAATTAATTTCCATCCTGAAAATTTTGGGAATTTTCCAGAAATGTTAACTTCTGAAAATTCAACATAAAAAGGATATAATATATTATCTTCATTTTTTTCTAATTTAGTATTTCCTGTTAATTCAAACTCAAACCCATCAAGACCATATTTTTTTGCTTTTTTATTTGCCTTTTCAACAAAATCTTTAATTTTAGAAATATTTTCTGTTGGGATAAAAGCAATCATTGTCTCTCCTTGAAAGTTTTTGTTAACTACAAAAATACAGTAACATTTATATTTCAAGTTGTCAACTATATATTTTTATTATTTCAGATTGACAATAGATTTTTATTAGGTTTGGTTTTTAGAGAAATGCAGATACAGAAAGGCACCTTTCTATCCGTTGATTCTTGGCGATAACCAAAAATACTGTATTTAAGCGAATTGAAACTCTCAACAGTCGAATATACTAGGGTTGACCTTGGCTTTTCGCCAGTTTTTCTTATATGATTCTATATGAATCAATTTCAAAAAACGCCACTAATTGCATCGTATTCTTAAAAAGCAAGAGATACTTATCTTTGGGTTAGTGGTTCCGTTGTGGAATTACCTATCCACATACCATGTGCTGCGACAATTCAACCAAAGACACAAGGTACTGATTCGGTCACCTCTTTCGAGGAATCAACGTCAATAGTTGTCAGGTGCCGACAGAGCTATCACTTTTTATTTCATCTTCTACAAGGTTGGAAGACTCAACAGAAAAAAATAATCACATATAAGAATAGCCATTTATATTCATCCTCTTTAAAATAAAAGAGGCGTTCTACTTATAAAAAGTAGAAACCAACGCTCACCACTCACAGCGTCCTATTACTAGATTTGTTTTATATGTGATTATCAATGTTATTTATAAAAATAATTTTTAATATAAATAACATTAAGATTCAATATAACATAAAAAAGAGGAATTGTCAATGAATAAAATTTATGATTACTGGAAAATGTTATCAAAAGATTCTAATAAATCATTAGATAAAGTTGAAACAGCATGGAGACAAACTGTTGATGAACTTTCAAAAGAAGGAATAAAACCAACAGATAAAAAATATAATTCTGAACTCATTTTAAGAACTAAAAAGAAAGTTATGAAAGAAAGTAAACTTCAACAATATCTTAATGAACTTTTATGAAAACATTCAAACAATTTATTACAGAAAAAATATTTTATAGAGGATTATCAGATAAATATGATCCATCTTATAAAACACATATTGAATGGTTTTCTGAAACAGAAGAATTAGCAAAAGATTATGCAGGCAATGAAGAAAATTCAACTATCATAACAAAAAATTTATCTAATAATATTATTGAAAGATCATTCCAACATGGGTTTAGAACAGCTTTTACTGAAATTAAAGCTTCTGACTTCATTTCTAGAATAAAAAATGGAATAAATATTGCCTTTAAAAATAAATGGATTTCTAGAGAAGAAGGAATAAAACTTTTTGATGAAATAGATAATTTAGATTTACCAAAAGGATTTAAACGAGTATTTGATTGGTGGAATTCTTATCCACCTTTTATTAATATTTTAAAAAAAGCTGGATATAAAAGTATACATAATATAGAAAATAATATTAATACCTATGGAGTTTTTAAATGATTTCTTTTAAACAGTTTATAAATGAAAGTAAAAAAATAATTGCTTATCATGGTTCAAAAGATGTAATTGATGATTTTAAATATGATTATACCAACAAAGGAAATGATCAATTAGGTAGTGGTTTTTATTTTACAACAGATAAAAATGAAGCAAAAAGTTATGGTAAAAATGTTCATGAAGTAGAATTAACTTTAGATAATCCTATTGATGCTGAAAAAATAGGTAATCTTTCTATTCAACAAGCTAAAATGTTTATTAAAAATGCTCCTAATTATAATGAAGATCTTATGAATTGGGGTGATGTTGATAGAGAAGGTGAAGAAAAAGTTTTAAAAACTGCATCAGAAGCTTATGCTTTCAAAAATAGAATTATTGTTAGAGCTTTGTTTAATTTAGCTAATGATTTCTATAGAGATGAAACTGAAGAATTTAATAAAAATGTTAAGAAAATTTTAGGATTTGATAGTTTATATAAAAAACATGAAAATGGTGCAATCCATTATGTTGCCTTTTTCCCCTCTCAAATAAAAATACTAAAGATTGTTCCTGAATGAAATTCTTAATTAATTTATTATTAAAAAATAATGTTAACTAAATTCTATTTAATATGGAGAGATAACTTAGATGAAAACATTTAAGCAATTTATATCAGAAGCTGAATATAATATAAATAAAAATGAATTAAAAGAGATAAATAAACATTTATATGATTTAGTGAAAAAAACAGATAGTTTTGAAACTACTAAAGATATGCTTGATTCAATTATACTTGCTTTAGAAGATTATGATTTAGTAATTTTATCAAAAGATAATAAAACTTTTTCTGGTAAATTATTAGTAAATAAAGGAAGTAAAGAATTTTCTTTATCTAATGTGAATAATGTTGAACAAGGAAGATTTATTCCATTTGAAAATTTAAAACTAACTGTTAATTGGTCAATTACTGAAGATGGAATAAATCTTAAAGATGTTTTTATTGGGTAATATAGATATTCAAAGGGGTACCGGATAAGCCTCATTATATCATCTAGAACCGGATCTGTCAAGCTTTTTTATTTTTGAACTCTAATAAAGGTACCAAATGAAAACTTTTAAACAATTTATTTTAGAAAAAACTTTTAATGTTGATGAAGATGTAGATTTTCTTTATAAAAAATCTAAAATGGATAAGTTCATAAATGCTATTCAGGAATCTAATGAAGATTATATTTTTTCTACTTTAAAAGCTAATTTTATTAGTGGTGATGGTGGATATTTGTTTTTAGAAACCACATCAAAAATTTTGAGATCTGAAGATGGAATGAAAGCTCATGAATTAAATCCAGTTACATTACGTTTAGGGATGTTTCCTAATGGAAGTTATTATAAACCTAAAGAAAAAATAATTTATATGTCTTTAAACTATAATGCATTTGGTTTAGCATCGAATTCTAATTTCAATAAGAAAAGTATAGAAAAATATCTTGACCACAAATCAGAAAGATTTTTTAATGAATTTTCTTCAAAATCATTCAAAGCAACTATTTACCATGAATTAACTCATTGGATTGATGATACTTTACATAATAAATTTATCACTAAAAAAATAGAAAAAGCTAAAGATGGAGATTTGAAAGGAAAATTAGGAAGTGTTAATCATGCTAATTTTGAAATAAATTCTCAGATACACGCAATTAAACAGATAAAAAGAGAAATGAGTCAAGAAGATTTTGATGATTTGACTTGGGAAAATCTATTTAAGAAAAAATCATCTTTGATGAGTAATTTCAAAAATTTTAAAGATGAGAAAACCTATAATATTTTCATAAATAACTTTGTGAAAAGATTACACAAAGAAGGACTTTTACCAAAAAAAATGAATAGAATTCCATCTTGGTTAAAAATGCAAATAATTTTAAAAAGCATCTAGGAATAAAATGAAAACATTCAAACAGTTTATAACAGAAGCTAATCTTTATTTTAATGTATTTGTAGAGAAAACTTTAAAGAATAATACAATTGATATCTCACAGGCTAATGAATTTCTTACCCCTGAATATCAATATAGTGGAGTAATCTATAAAGTTCTTTTTGTTAATAAAGAAGAAGTATTAAAATATTATAATCCAGAAGAAGGAATACAAGATGCAAAAGGATTAGCTAGTGTTATTGTTAAAAAGTTTAATCCAAATAGATATGTATTTTATTCTAAATCTTTAACAGGTTTAGATAATCTTATAAAATATCCTAATCTTTTTAAAATATCTGATGATCAAATTGGTGTTATATATTCTAAAAAAACTAATATAGCAATTGATTTAACAAAATATGAAGGCAAAGATCCATCTATTAAAAAACGTTTATCACAAACTCAAGAAGTATTAGATTTTGAAGATATTAAAATAAATAAAATTGATGCTGTTTACCTATTAACTAATTCCGGTTGGGTATTAAAAACTTTATGAAATCTTTTAAATCCTTTATAAATGAAGAAAAAAATAGTTCTTATACTAAAGAAATGAAAGAATGGTTTCTACAAAGAACTAAAAATCACATTCAGAACGTCCAGGACTTCGCTGGTCTTGTTGAAAAAGAATTTCCAGTATATGCTAAGGGGTTAATAAAAAATACTCTTAAACACGATAAAAATAAATTTGAAGAACCTTCATTAACACCATATATACATATTACATGGAAATATAAAATGAAAGATGAAGGTAAAGAATATGAAATTCCTGAAACAATAAATGATTATGAAGCAACAGAATATCATGTAAAAACAAATGATCATCATCCTGAATATTGGACTGATCAAACTGAAACTATAAATAAAAATGATAGAGATAAACTTTCTAAACTCATAGATGGAACAAAAATGAGTAATAGAGTTATTTCAGAAATGTGTTCCGATTGGATGGCAATGAGTTTTGAAAAAGGTGGAGATCCAAGAGATTGGGCTAAATCTAATATTAATGTTCGTTGGAAATTTTCAAAAGACCAAGAAAAAATGATTTACAAAATTTTAAATAAAATATGGGAAAATAAAGGAGAATAATCATGAGTATAAAATTAACAGATTTTAAAGCAGCTGTAAGAGATGTTTGTAGACCAAATAGGTATCAATTATCTATTGGTGGTGCAGGTTCAGAAGGTGCAGGTGGTTGGACAGAAACAAAAACATTTTTATGTAAATCAGCACAATTACCTTCAAGAACTCTTGGGCAAATTGAACTAAATTGGCAAGGGATGAAAACAAAAATTGCAGGTGATCCAACTTTTGATGATATTTCAGTTACATTTTTAGCAGATGTAGATTTTGAAGCTAAAAACTTTTTTGAACAATGGGTTGAAAATATTTCTAATATGGCAAGTAATGAAAGAAGTGAACATCAAGAATATAAAGCTGATGTTACACTTGAACAATTAGGTAGAACTGGTGAAATTTTAGCAAGCTATATTTTGATTGGTTGTTATCCAACATCATTAGATGCTGTTGAACTTTCTACAGAATCTAATGATACCCCAATGGAATTTACAGTCAATTTAACTTATGACTTTTTTAGACGAAGTGACTCATCAGGTATTTCAACTGAAGTTTAAAATAATTTAAAAATGGTTCTAATAAATTTATTAGAACCATTTTTTTATAAAAGTAATTTTTAAAATAAAATAAACTCCTTTTACTTATATAAATAAATTAAAAGGAGTTTAATTTATGGCAACTACAGATTTTTTTAAAGTTAGTTCATTTATAATACAATTCAAAGATCAAAAAACACTAGAACTTATGGTGAATGGATGTAATATACCAGGATTTACATTAGGGCAATTAGAAATTAATAGACCTGTACTTCTTGATAAAAGGCCAGGGGATAGTTTAGAATATAATGATCTAACAATTAATGTTATATGTGATGAAGAATTAAAAGCATATAAAGAAATTTATAATTATTTAATCCTTGCAGCTAATCCTAATACAGGTGATTTAGAAATAAATGATACTGTATTCGATTGTAATATTCAAATATTAACAAATAAAAATAATATACAACATAAAATTCATTTTTATAATGCTTTTATTAAAGGTATTAGTGATATTACACTTGATTCAACTTCAACAGAATCAGAAGCTCCAACATTTACTGTTGATTTAGGATATTCATTTTTTAATTTTGAGGATTAAATGTCTAAAGATAAAAAATATTATCAAATTTCAGATTTATACCCATTATTACAACATCCGGAAAAATACAAAGGGAAACGTCCAATTCAGATGAGATCTAGTTGGGAAACAAAATTTGCCCTTAAATGGCTTGATATTAATATTAATATAATTGAATGGTCTAGTGAAGAAATTATTATTAAATATTTTAATCCTATTAAAAATAGAAATGCTAGATATTTTATGGATTTTTCTTTCAAAGCTAAAAATAAAAATGGTGATATAAAAGAATTTTGGGTTGAAATTAAACCTTCAGCTGAATGTACTGAACCAAAAAAACAAACAAGAATAACTAAATCTTATAAATATAAAATTGAAACTTATATAACAAATAAAGCAAAATGGGATGCAACAGAAAATTTATGTGAAAGTTTAAGACAACAAGGTAAAGATATAACTTTTATGAAAGTAACTGAAAAAGATGCTCCATTCTTTTTAAGAGGTTAAATATTATGTTATCATTTAAAAAATTTATTAAAAGAAATTTAAATGATTGAATATAGTAAAATATACTATGGAAAGTATTTTCCACGAGGATTTGGAAAATTACATATATATGATTCAAAGCCACTATTTTTACCCCTTAGAATTATTGGTAGATCAATGATAGTTATGAATCTTCATTGGATTCCAGGGCCACTAAGATATAAATTATGTCTTTTACTTAAAAATATATATGATCGAACAGAACCAAAAGAAGCTTTCAGAGTAACATATCAATTATTAAAAAACAATCCAGCATTAGTTTTTACAATGCCAGCTATTAGAAGATATTATTTAAATGGATTATCTAATTTAATAGAAATACCAGGGGAAAATTGGGAAGATTTACCTCTATTATCTAATTCAAAATATAGAGCTAGATATTTAAAACAAATTTATGCTCCTGCTGGGTTGTTAAAATAAATACATATAAATATATTTAGGTGATTATATAATGATAAGATTTAAAGAATTTATAACTGAAAATAAACATTATTCTGATATTGAAGAATTTAAAAAATATTGGAAAAATAAAGGTGTTGATAATTCAATAACTGAAACAAAAAATATTATTAAACCAAATATTATTAAAATTGATAAAGAAAATAGAAATAAAGGTTTAGGAACAGATTTTATGAAAGATTTAATTTCTTATGCAGATAAAAAAGAAAAAATATTAACTCTTTCACCAACAATAAATTTTGGTGCAACAAGTAAAAAAAGATTAATTAATTTTTTTAAAAGATTTGATTTTGTTGAAAATAAAGGGCGTAATATAAATTATCAGTTTTCTGACTCTATGTATAGAGAACCTAAATAGGATTAAAAAATGAATTTATTAGAAAGTTGGAATGAATTAACTGAATCTTTAAAAAAACCATTTTATAGCCATAAAGAAGCTAGATTGGATACTTTTAAAGATTCTAGTCAAATTATAAAACCAAGTGAAACTGAAGATACCAGTATATATTATGATCCATTTTCTGGTTATTCAAATAGTATGTTACAAAATAGTAACGCTGTTGCTACATATAATGATTTTGTAAAAAAATGGCGTGAAGTTTCTTGTCTACCTGAAGTTGATCAAGCAATTCAAGAAATTTCATCAGAAGCAATTGTTTTTGATGAAATTGATGAAGTTATTGAATTAAATCTTGATAATATTGAATTACCTGAATCTATAAAAACAAAAATTAAAGATTCTTTTGCTAAAATTATGTATCTATTAGATTTTAATGAAAAAGGTGAAGAATTATTTAGACAATGGTATATTGATGCAACTTTAAATTTAGAAGTTGTTTATAATAATAGAAAACCTAAAGATGGTATACAAAAATTAATTCTTTTATCACCTTATAATATTTTTAAATTTAAAAATGAAAAAACTTCTGAAATTAAATGGTATATAAATTCTAAACAAACTTATAATATTTTAAAAGATATTAATAATTCTGAAAAATCCTATTATGATGAACAAATTGTCCATATTAATTCAGGTTTGTTATCTCCTGATAAAAAATTTTACCATAGCTTTCTCCAAAAAGCAATAAAACCTATTAATCAATTATACTTATTAGAAGATTCTTTAGTTATTATGAGAATGTCTAAAAGTGTTGAAAAAAGAGCTTTTTATGTGGATACAGGTAATCTTCCTAAATCTAAAGCTGAAGAATATATGAGAAATTTAATTACTAAATACCGCCAAAAGAAAGTCTATAATACTGAAAAAGGTACTATTGAAAACCAAAATAAAACTATTTCCGTTTTAGAAGATTTTTGGTTTCCTGTTAACTCAACTTCAAGAGGTACTAGAGTTGAAAACCTCCAAGGGGTTTCTAATAATTTTACTTCTTTTGATGATGTTAATTATTTTATTGATAAAGTTTATAATGCTTTGCAAATTCCTGCCACTAGAAGAAATAAAGAATCTCGTTTGTCTATTGGTTCTAATATTGATATTGAACGTGATGAAATCCAATTTTTTAAGTTTATCCTAAAACTTAGAAGACGTTTCAATAATATGTTTGTTGATTTGTTGAAAAAAGATATTATTTCTCGCCAAATTATGACTTTGCGTGATTGGAATAAAATCCAAGAAAAAATAAAATTTATTTATGCTAACTCTAATGAAATATCTTTGATTAAAAAAATGCAAATTACTCAAATTAAAATGGATTCAGCAGCTTCTAGTCTCTCTATGCTTCAAGATGGAATTATTTCTAAAAAATATATCCAAAAATATATTCTTGAATTAACTGATGACGAAATTAAAGAAATTGATATGGATATAATGACAAATGATAATACTGAAGTCGATGCCTTAGGAAATCCTTCAAGTAATACACCTGATGGTGAAGAACAAGGATATGAAGAAATTAGTAATGATGAAGTCAATCCTGATTCTGATGATTCTGATGAAAAAATAACTCCTGTTGCTAAATCTTAATAAGGAATAAAATGAAAATTAAAACAAAATTTATAAAAGATCTTCAAAATTCTGAGGGGTATAATTCTGAAAGCTTTGTTCCTGTCTCAGATGGCGGTGTTACTAAAAAATTAAAAGAATCTGAATTAGCCCCTGTTAGAAGTTTTAATGGCAGAATAGGCGATGTAGAATTTACACAAGATGATTTTGATTCAAAATTATCTATCCATACTAACCCATCTGCTAGTGTTGACCCTCATCCACAATATCTAAGAAGTGCTGTTGCTTTCCCTGTTAAATCTGTTCAAGCTGTTGATAAGTTTGGCGCTATTTCTCCAATTCAATATGGTAATATTTTTCTGAATGTTTCTGATTTTGGCCTAGATCAAGTTGATAATACAAGTGATTTGAATAAACCAATTTCTAATAATACTCAAAATGCTCTTGATTTAAAATCTGATATTAATAATAGTCATTTAACAGGTACAACTGTTATAGATAATTTAAGTGTTTCAGGTTCTGTGTCAGGTATTGATAAATCTGATGTTGGCCTAGATCAAGTTGATAATACAAGTGATTTGAATAAACCAATTTCTAATAATACTCAAAATGCTCTTGATTCAAAAGTTAATGCTAATAATAGTCATTTAACAGGTACAACTGTTATAGATAATTTAAGTGTTTCAGGTTCTGTGTCAGGTATTGATTATAATATGTTAGAAGGGGATATTAATTATATCTCTTTAAATAATGCTCCAACAATACCAGCATTTAAAGAAGGAAATAGTTATTGGGATAATGAAAATAAATGTATTTCAACACAATTAACACAAGATGTTACATTACAAAATGGTCAAGAAATTCATGTGTATGTAAGTAATATTTCAGGAAGTACAATTACTAATGGAACTGTAGTTTATATTGATACACATAATAATGGTTATCCAACAATTCAAAAAACTAATAATACTGAAACAATGGAAAGTCATGTTCTAGGTGTTGCAACTCAAGATATTCTTAATAATGATCATGGCTATGTAACAGCTTATGGATTTGTACATGATATAGATACTTCTTCTTGTACAGAAGGACAAATGGCATATTCTGATGAAAATGGAAATTTAATAACCACAAGACCTGTACCACCTGATTACCCTGTTTGTGTTGGTAAAATAATCATTTCTCATGCTGTTTCAGGAAGTATTTTTGTTGATCCAGGTGATGCAGCTTCTATAACTTCATTAACAGATATGTTTGCTTCATCAAAAGATCCTACTGGTTGGGTAGATCCAAATAATTTAATTATTAACTATTCTGCTTCTGGTAGAACTATTTCTTTAACTCATTCTATTCCAGGCAAAAATATTGAATATATGTGGCAGGGTTTAAAGAAAAATATTGGAACTTCTTGGGTTTCTCCTCAACATCCAGCTACTTTAGATAAACAATATTTTTTATTTTCTTCTGATGGTGTTACTTTTAATTGGTCAGAAATGTCTTGGGCATTTAGTGATATTATGGTTGCTTTTGTTAATTATGGAACAATTGATAAATATTGTATTCGGGAGACTCATGGTTTGATGCCTTGGCAAGTACATGAAGAGTTTCATCAAATACATGGCACATATAGAATATCAGGCGGTACTTTATCTAATTATGTTTTATCATCAACAACAGCAGCTAATAGAAGACCTTTTGTCACTGAAACACTTATTAAAGACGAAGATTTAAAAACATATAATCCATTACTTAATACTGCTTTATATACAAGAATGCATTTAGAATCAACAGGTTTAAATATATTTTCAAAATCAAATAGTGATATTATTGCGTTAT